TGTCGGGAGCAACTCCTGTTTTCTTGATGATATCTTTTCGGATATTCCGGAGCAACGGAAGAGGATTGACGGTTGCAACCGACCAGAACTGATCTGTTGTCAGGACGTATTTGTTCGTGAACCCGAAATCAACCTGGAAATCAAGCCCTTCGTCTTCATCCTGAATGTCGATCTTTCCTTCAAAAAGAATCTGTCGGCACATCCATTCACACCGCCTTGCGATTGATTCTTCAAGGTCGGTGTAATCCTTTGCCAGAAGTTCATTTTCTCTTTCTTCCGGCGTCCGCTGGCTGTAAATGTTTTCTCCGATCGCACGTGTGGAAATATCGTCGATTGTCAGCGGTCTTTCCGGCGCAATCTTCGGTGTGGTGAACTGGTTCGTGTGGAATCCCTGGCGCGTCAGCACTTTCCCACCGACACGCGGTGCAACGAACGGGGCCATTACCCTTTTTCCTTTGCGGACGTCGAATTCAACCTTTTCCGTGACATGCGTGTTACTGTCCGGGAAGAAAGTATTTTGTAAAAATGTTCTGACGGGCGGCGTCAGATCGCGGGCCGCCATCATTTCGCGTGTTGTGTAATCAGGCATTTTCTAAACCCCCTTTATTCATATTTCTGAACGCCGCGAAGAAACAGGGAAACGTTCTTCATAGCGTCAGCGTATTCATTAACAGTTGCTTCGGTTGCAACGACAACCGCGTCCGGATTGAAGATTCCTGTTGTATAGCACACGGCCGGAATATTTTTCGCGGCGTCTGCGGCGTCGCCGGTGTCCGTGTCGTCTGTCAGAATCCCGAATACAGCGTCCGGCGTGGCTCCGGCCTTCGGTGCAAGGACGTAATCACCGGCCGCGTCTTTTACGATCAGAGAACCACGCTTTAAAATCCCCTGTCCGGATTTCAGACCGCAACCGTCCTTCAGAATCGGGAAATCTCCTGATACAATCAGGCTGTCCGGCTTAAATTCTCCGATTTTTTCAAACATGTTCATATTATTTCCCCCTTCTTTTATCTCTTTTCATAGCCGCCGCGAAGCCGCTGATCTTTGCCGCGGCGGCGACTTCTGCTCCGGCCGGTGTTCCGGCTCCCGGTTCGGCCCCAATGTCAGCCGCGCCGGAACCCGTCAAATCCTGGATTGCATTATTCAGGAATTTCTGTCCGGCCGTGTTGGAAGCCGTCAGAACTGCATAGCTCAAATCCTGTGCAGACATCGGTTCCGTGTATTTTGCTTTTTCCAGCATATCGGCCGGAATGCCGTTCGCGATCTTGTCGATTGCCTGAAGGCGTGTGCGCTCCTGGCTGACTGCGGAATTTTCAATCTGTCTGCATAATTCCGGATATGCGGCCCGTAACTGCTCAACATTCTCGAAATTGTTTTCATTTTCGCCCATAGCTTCATTTCCTTTCTTGTGTTTAATATTCAAAAAAGCACCTGTTTTCTGCGGCGTATTAGAAAATTCAAGTACCTTCTTGCGAACATCATCCGGAACGGCTGTTTCAACAAAGTCATTCCGGAAATTGTGAACAATACCGTTCACTTTCAGGGTGTTTTTATTGATAAATGCCAAAATGCTTGTCGTTTCTTCGATCAGGTCAGTACAGAACCCTTCGTCAATCGCTTCCTGTCCGACAAGCCATGTTTCAGAATTCATCATTTCATCAATTTCTTCGTCCGTTTTGTCAAGCCTGTCTTTGTAGGCTGTCTGAATGGACTTTTTAACTTTGTCCGTGACCTCCGCCAATTTGATAAGGTCATCGGAACCGTAGGAACCGTAAACAGTGACTTTCGGATTGTGAACCATAAGAAGCGCATTTTTTGCGATTTTTCTGACGGAGCACGCCATCAGGACGATCGTCGCCGCACTTGCGCACAACCCGATCACATAGCCTTCGATTGTTGCCTTGTTCGCCAGCAGCGCGGTGTAAATTGCATTTGCCGCGAATACGTCGCCGCCGCCTGAATTGATTTCGACTTTGATTGTCTTTTTGTCGCCCAGGCCGTTCAATTCATTGATGAATTCCCGGTATGTGACGTTATCCTCCGACCACCAGCTCTCTTCGCTTTCGATTGTGCCGAAAAGCTGAAGCGTCGCCGTATCGCCGCCGCTGTCAACAAAATTCCAGAATTTATTTGTTGCCACCGTTTGAGGGGCCGCCGCCCGGATCGCCACCCGGTTCAGGATTCCCATTCCTTTCATTGCTTTCACCTTCTTTTCCTTTGATTGTATCGTCGTCCGGTTCCGGTGCTTTTGCTTTTTCCAGTTCCAGGTCTGCGATCAGTTTCTTTTCCCGCTGTAACTGGCGGATATTGCTTTCAAAATCGCCGCCTGTCATTTCCGTTGTTTCACGGTCATGCGTAGAAAGATTCAGGTTAATCCGCTTTTCAGCCGCATTTACTTCTTTTAACGGATCAATCATTCCCTGCGCCGGGCCGTTCCACTGTGCTTTGCAGTACGCTTCTTTAATCAGCGGATCAATAAAAAATCCCGGCGCATTTAAACGGCCAGTCGCGACCGCTTCCGCCAGGAACATTTCATAAACAGGCTGGCACAAATCGTTTGCTAACCATGTTCTTTTCATTTTAAACGCTTTCCACGCTTCCAGGATCGCCGCGCGTGACGCGGAATAAGAAGCATTGAAAGACTTCATCAGTAATTCATACGGTATTTCAAGGGCGGCCCCGATGTATTTAGCCAGTGAAGAAACAAAACTGTCAAAATTCGTTGACGGCCGTTTGGAATCCGCAATGTCAATCTTTTCTCCAGGCCGAAGGACGTTCACCATTCCAGGGCCTAACTCGTAGGAAACATCGTCGTCCGTTACGCTGTCTTCTTCGTCTGTTACGCCAGTGAACGGCTGATCTGTCGTTCCGCTTTCCGAAGTGACAAATACTGTGAAGAATCCGTTGATAACAGCCGCCATCATTTCGGCTTCGCTGTATCTGGTAAGCTGTTTCAGTGATTCGACCACCGGGGCCAGATACGGAACGCCGCGGTATTGTTCCGCCCGTTCTGATTCATAGATCATTAAAACATTCGGATTGCCGGTTCGTTCCCCGAAGGCTTTCACGCGCGTCCACTTCTTTTGCGTATAAAGATTGCTTCCCGGATAGCTGGAGCAAATATGATAAGCGACAATCTTTCCTTTATCATCGACTTCTACACCGTTGAAAATCCTGTTTTTTGTTTCAGGATCACGGTACATCAGATTGACGTAGGTTCCCGCGGAATGCGGCGTTGATACGCGGTCAGATTCGATCAGGTGTAACCGTAAGCCGTAAGGAAAATATCGTTTTGCGCTCCGGTCATATTCGATCAGACAGCAGGCGTCGCCGTTCATGAGCCAGTTCAAACACGCGACTTGCTGGATTTCATAAAAATTATTCACTCTTGTCGCGTCACATAATTTTGACTTCGCCCAAAATCCGAATTCGCGTTCCGCTGCGCGTTGCCATTCTTCGGCCTGTTCGTGCGTCATATGCAAATATTCCGCGTCGATCGTGCTTTTCAGCCGCAAGCCCTGGCCGACGATGTTCGTCCGGTTCGTTTTAATCGCGGACGTTGCCAGCGGAGCAGACATGAAAAGGCTTCTTGATCTCTGGCGTAGCGTCGGAAGATTGCTGTCAATGTCTTCTTGCGGTGTCAGGCTCCGGGCCTTCCATCCTTTCATAGAATTTTTTGACCTGGAAGCCCCGCTTTCGTCATATCCGGAATTACGGAATGAACGGATCGTTTCCAGCTTCCAGCGGTCGGATTCCCGCTCTAGCGCAGTGCGCGGGCTGACTTTTTCAATCAATTTGTCGATAAAATTCATTGTTCCAGCCCCCTTTTATATATCCCGTGGCACAAAACGGAACGCTTTATTCTTCCCGCCACCTTCCAGACGTTCAATTTCGTCCTGTAAATCCTTTATCGCGGCGCGGACGGTCGCCAGATCGGCCCGCTTCAGGCTCTTTGTTCCGATCACATATTCCTGATTCAAAAGGATCGCTTCTTCAGCGGCATAATAATTTTTCAGTCTGTCCTTCAGCAGATTCAGGCGTTCTTCTTTTACGCTACCCACAAAACCACCCCTTCACAGTTGTATTCCGCGGCTGACCGTTCCTGATCGCGCCGTTCTCTTTTTCGGTTGCTTTCTCATGTAATTGATCCCCGCTTTCACCTTCTTTTCCAGGATATCCCAATCCGGCCGCAGGATTTCTGCCGCCGCCGTGGAATAATTCCGAATGTCGAGCGGTTCGTTTCTGATTCCGGCCTTTTTCACCCACTTCATAACCGGCCGCCCGTCCTTCATCTGGATAACGCGCTGCTCGCTGTTCAGGCCCTTGATGTATGTTTCATCATATCCGCGGTCCTTATTGATCGGGAAGTGGCAATATCCGGGTCCTTCGTCCACGGTTTTCAGGCGCGTCATAAGAATTTCTTTTCCAGAATCGACGCCAAGAATGAAAATCTTTACTTTCAGGTTGTTATTCGTTGAAAGTTTATAGATCAACGGCAAGCCAGGGCCGCCCATGCCCTTTATACCGTAAATCCGTTTGTTTTTCCGTTCCATTTTCTTCAGGAACTTATATGTCTGTGTGGTAAAAAGCCCGCCCGTATCAATACAGGAACACGCAATCAAAAGGCTGTGGCCGTCTTCGAAATACAATTCCCGGTCAAGGTATTCTTCCAGCTTGCACCAGGTTTCTTCTTTTTCCAGGTCGCCGAAAATCTTTTCATACCTGATACCCCATGATTCATATCCCCTGCCCCATCCTGTTAGTTCTACTTCAAAACGGTCGGCCTGAACATCGATTCCGGCCGTTACCAGAAGGACGCCATCCGGAAGATCTGCTGTATATCGTTCGCGCCGGTTCAAAAGGGAATCGTCATTCGCGCTCTCGCCGCGTTCTTCCCAGGCTTCCCCAAGCGTCGTATTGATCCATACTTTCAGCCGCTCCACGTCGCCGGATTCCTTGACGGCCTTATTCGCTTCTTTGAAATCGTCAATGATTTCGTTCCAGTGCTTCCAGGGAGACGCAAGTTCGTTTAAATGGAACGATCTTTTTTTCTTCCGCTCCGGATGTTCAGCGATATATTTTCCCTCGCCCGCTTTCCACTCCACCTCCGTAAACCGCTCCGTGCAGAATTTACATTCCATCGTCACATCCGAAAAATGCACCCGGCCCCATTCGTAAGGCTGATATTTCCCACAACACGGACAAGGAACATTCCATTCTTCCATTGTGCCGGAAGTAAATTCGCGTTCGATCTGGCTTGTCAGTTTGTCCGTAGGCGTTGAAACCTTGATTTTTTTTCGGTTCCAGAAGTTCGTCGTTCTTTTCTCTGCAAGTTTGATCGGATTCCCCTCGGTTCCCGCACTGGCCGGATATCGGTCAGTTTCGTCCATTAGGACAATTCTAATCGGTCTGGATGCCAGCGAAGAAGCGGAATTTGCACCGGCGATCGTGACATGACCGCCAGGAAACTTTTTATGAAGAATCGTGTTCCCGGAATCCCTGGAACGCACGTCTTTCACTTTTCCGTGAAGTGCCGGTGTGTCGCGGATCATCGGCGCAAGCCTGTCTTTCGAAAATGCCTGTGCCATTTCAAGCGTTGGTTCCAGTACAAGAATCGGAGCGGGATCGTAGTCAATAAAATATCCGATCACATTCAGGATCAGTTCTGTCTTCCCAACCTGTGCGGACGATTTTATTACAATTTCTTCGACTTCGGCGTCGTTTACCGCGTCCATAATTGCCCTTTGATACGGTGCGCGGTCTGTGTTCCATTGCCCAGGCTCCGCGGATGCTTCTGCGGAAAGCCGTCTGTATGCGTCCGCCCACTGGCTGACGGTCAAAAGCGGCGGCGGCGACACGGCCTTCGCCACTTCCCGGAACAACTGAACCGTTTTTATATCGACCTGGACTTCTTTATTCTTCATCGTCCGGGCAGTCAACGTATTCGTCTGAATAGAACATTTTCGGATCGTATTCTTTCAGTTCATTCAGGGCTTCAAGAACTTCTTTCGTCAGGACGTCTTTAATGTAGCCGACCTCTGACCGGTTCGCCAGAAGCGGCGACGCCTTCGCCGGTATGTTCAGAATTCGTGTTTTGAACGCCGTCAACATATCCGTCATTACCTTTTGGACGTCTTCCGCCTTGTGAAGCTCACCTTTCATTGTCTGCAATTTCAATTCGGAAATGTGGCGTTTAACCCTTTCGTGAAGTGCTTTTTCCTCATTGAAATCAAGTTCGCCGTCCGGATTTTCCGATGTGGAAGCATCAGCGGCCAGCTTCAGCGAAAGAATGTAGTTCTTCACACTTTCCTTGTAGTTGTACCGGCCCTTTGCCACCCTTGAAATGATACCTTCTTCCGCCATCTGGCGGATCCTCCTGTCAGATACGCCGAACGTATCGCCTAAAACGGCCGCGCTGACGGTCAGGGATTCAACGTCCGTCAGCTTTACGCCCTCATTATCACCTTTTGCCATGCTATCCCCCTCCTTTCAGCCCCGGAACGGTAACGGAAACTCTTTTGATTTTTTGCGTGTGCCTAGGAAAAAAACGGGCTGCGTGCACCCGCAAGAACGCCTGTTCGATAAAAGAACCTAAAATGTTCGGGTGCCTGAAAAATCTGTTCGGGCGCATTTCCGGGCCGTTTTGGGACGTTCACTTATTTGACATATCTTAATATTGTGTAAAGCCGCGCCACTGCTGTTTTCTTTCAATTAAGTGCGGCCAAAAGAAGCTATACCTATTTGACAAGTATTTATTGTGTCAAGTTCAGGCAAAAAGAAAAAAGGAATGCCGATTGACAAGCACCATCAACGTTTCCTTTTTCCATAAGACAAACCGCGTATTGCCTTATCTTTATTATCCTGATTGATCCCGATATAACGCAATGTTACGCTTATGTCTGAATGATTGAATATCTCCTTCAATGTCACAGCGTCGTGCGTCTGCTGATACATATGATAACCGAATGTCTTCCGAAGCGTGTGTGTGCCTATGCTGTCAATGCCAAACGCACGGGCGGCGGCCGTCAGAATATTATAGGCTTGCTGGCGCGTGATCGGCTTATTCGGATAACGGGGCGATTTGAATAAATATTCATAGTCCTTTTTATCCTTCACATACTGCTCCAGAATCACAATCAGTTCGTCATTCAAAGCGAAACGCTTTTCTTTCCCGGTCTTCTTCTCGCGTAAGTAGACCGCATTTTTCCCGCGTACATCCCGGACACGGAAAGCAAGAATGTCCGAAATCCGAAGGCCCGAATATATCCCAAACATATACAGGACGTAATCACGTTCGTTCCGCGCCTTCAGATAATCAGCCAGATCGAGAACGACATTCTTATCCCTGATCGGCTCCACTGTGTTCATGCATTCGCCTTCTTTCTACCACACAAAAAGACGTCGCTTTCGCGACGCCTTGTGTCATTCTGTTGTTATTCTTTTGTTCTGATGGCAATTACCTGGTTCTGGTTTATGTCTAACACAATCGCTTTTCCGCTTATCAGGTCTTTTATATCATCTTCGGAAAGTTCGACCGTTTTAACGCTTGCCGTGAATCCATACATTGTTTTGTAGCAATTTTCATTGTCGAACATAAGCTTTCCGGCAAATTTGTATATTTCTTCGTCCGTTCTTCCGATTTTTGAAAAGTCTTTTTTCAGCATTTTTGTTTCCTCCGATCCACTTATTCACGATACACATTATAGCACACCTTGACACGACATTTCCACGACATATTTCCCACCGAAAACACGACAAAAACACGACATAAAACACGACATGCGAAAATCGCGGTTTTCCTTGTGAATTCAAGGTTTTTTCAAAAAATCAGCTTACGAAAAACCGTTCTAATTTTTTTCAAACTACACGTTCAAAAAAAATTATTTTTTTAGCAATCCCTTCTTTTTCATCCCCTTTTCGATCCGCTGAACCTGGCGTTCCGACATATGCAATTCGCGGGCCGTTTGTGCCTGTGTTTTTTTGGCAATAACCCGTTTATAATAGATTTGTGCTTCGTCGCCCGACAAGCTGGCGTAAATTTTTTCAATGCGCCGCTTTGTGGCGTGAAGATCGCGCCTTTCCTCTTTCAGTTCTTCGATCTTCTTTTCATCTTTCTGAATGATTTCATACCCTTCAATGAACGCAATAGGCGTTGAATGGGAAGACTGCTTTGAATAATCAATTCCACCGACCGCTTGCGGCCCATTCCACCCGCAAGCCCTTTTCACCTTTTCGATTGATTTCCGGTGCGTCCGTATGCTTTCATTGCATAGCATGATCTGAAGGTCAATGTCTTTTAAGATGTTCCTTTCTGTTTTTGGCGTCGCCATTCGCAACTTCCCCTTGAAATTATATCGAAACATGATATAATTATTAAAGGCGTTCGGGGCGGATTTGCGAAAAGCGATTCGCTCCATTTATTTTACTAAATCCATTTGACAAAATCAACTGATTTTCTCCTGACGCGGATTTTTAAAGCAAAAATTGTGAAATTCATGCAAAAAATCAAATACGGCAACAAAAAACAGTATTTTCAGCAACGCAATTCGGCGTCCAAACAAAACAGAAATCGCCGCCAGGAACAAAACCGAAAAACTGTAATAGACGATCATTTGTCCGATCCGGAACCCGATTCTTTGGGCCGCTTCTTTGTTTTGCCGTTCTTTCATTTCTGTCGCGCGTTCCATCGGTTCATAGCCCAGGCCGCGCGCTTTACATTCTTTGCATGAAATCCCGCCCTTTTCGCAATAATATTTTAACGGTTCGTCGATAAACCGAACCGGCTTGCGGAATTTACAAGGCGGATCAAGGATCAGCCGGTTTTCATTTTTTGTATTCATATGAACCCCTTTCTATGCGGTTTCCAGCGCGGCGCGGCCGAATTCCACAATCATTTTTTTGTTTTTAATTCCCATTACTTCAATCTGGTGAAGAATGGAAGCCTTGTATTTCTGGTAATCGCGCCGCTTTACCATGAAATAACGATAATGTGTTTCTTGCATTGACAGGCGGGAAAGCTGGCGGACAAGGCTTGACGTCACACCTTTTTCTATCGTTGTGACCTCAATCTTTGCTTCCTTTCGGTTGTATTCCCGGCATATCACAACGCAATCCTTGAATGTCTTGTCTTTTTTCATGTAATCCCCCTTTCCG